AAGATAGCGAGGGAAAAGACAGCGAGGGAAAAGACAGCGAGGGAAAAGACAGCGAGGGAAAAGACAGCGAGGGAAAAGACAGCGAGGGAAATGACAGCGAGGGAAAAGATAGCGAGGGAAAAGACAGCGAGGGAAAAGACAGCGAGGGAAAAGGCAATAATGGCAAACAACTAGGAGCTGCTGATGAAGACAAAGATGATGAGGGAAAAGACGCCTTTGGGGGATTGGCAGACGATGAAATTGATTTTGAACAAATGATGAAAAACGTCAATGAAAATTTTAAATTAGGCAACTCTGCGGAATCTATACAAGCCGAATTCGATTCGCAGACTTTATCGAACGCATTGTCAACGCCATTAGATAAAATAAAAAATATATTCAAAACAAAACAAGTGGCTAAATCTGCAATTGGCAAGCAAGAATTGTTTAGTACCGATAATGAATCAAGAATTAATAATGTTTTAAACGAAATTTTTAAATAATGGAAAATATAAATAAACAAGAATTGATGAATATGGTTTCTAATTCAGGAAATCCACTGATACAAAATCTCGCAAAACAAAAAATGCAAGACGAATTTGAGGGCGATGCAGTTGCTCAAAAAATGATTCAGCTATCTCAATTAATTGGTCAAAGAAATAATAACAGCAATAGTAATTTCGACGAAGCGGCAATAAAGAAAATTATTCGTGATGAAATTGAAACTGATAAAATTAAGTTTGACGATTTAGATGTTACTATCAAAAAAATGTTAAATAATCAGCCCACTAACGTAACGCTGACTATCAAACAAGGAGCTCTTACTAAGACTGTGAAGACAAATATGTCGCCATCGATAAAACGACCAATTGTTCAAAAGATATTAAGCGATTTGTTGGCTAGAAATAATGTTTATTTATATGGCGGTGCCGGAACAGGGAAAACTTTTCTTGCTTCTCCATTAAAAGATTTATTAGGTTGGAATTTAATTGTCGTGAATTGTAATCAATTCACATCTTCTTTAGAATTAATAGGGGGTCAAACTATTGATGGATATCAAGAAGGTAAAGTAATACGTGCTTTTGGAAATATAAATCCTGATGGTTCTCCTATGAACAAAGGATGTATTTTACTATTAGACGAGCTTCCTAAAATTGACCCTAATACAGCTGGTATTTTGAATTCAGTTTTAGCGTCAATCGGTGAATATGACGAGGTGGGTAATCCAAGACCCATACAAAACGCTAAGGGTGACATTATTCAGCGTGGAGAGTGTTTCATTATGGCGACCGGTAACACGTTGTTAAACACAAAAGATGCCGAGTACGAAGCTAATTTTAAACAAGACTTATCTTTACAAGATAGATTTGCTGGCTCAACATACAAATTGGTTGTTGATGAAAAATTTGAATGGGAAAATATTTTAAATAAAAAATGGGCTTTTATTTTTTTATATTTAGCTAAATTGAGAAAAACAATCATCGATGAAGGGTTCACTTCAAAAGCATTTGTGTCAATTCGTTTAATGCTTTCTGCTCAAAAAACGTACAATGTTTTTCGTAGCATAAAAGGAATTACTAAATCAAATAATACAGTTGAAGAGGTTGCCGACATTTCGTTTACTCCTGCTCCATTAGGGGCTGTTATTTATGCAATTGAACCAACTAACGTAAAAACCGTACAAGACACCTTAGATGAGTTTTTAGCGTTATTTACACAAGAACAATCAGATATATTAAAGCTGAAAACCGATTACGCGGGTTGGCTAAAAATTGTTTCTGAAAAAAATAAATTCCCAATAGATATGATTAATTCTGACGTGGAACTTCTGCAAATTGAGCAAATGCTTAAATAAAAAAAAATGATAGATAATTTATTTGAAATAATTAAAAAAGTTGGTCAAAAGCCTTATGAAACATTTGTACGAAATTGGGCTGCAAAGAGTATTCAGCTTAATTCATACGATAGCTCTCACATGAGTAAAAATGGATTTGTTTTTAAGCAATATAAAAGTTTGGAGGATGCTTTTAATTTTATCAATGAGATTAGAAGCAAATCTTCTAAATCTTCTTATGAAAAGTCCGCACTATCTTTTGTTTCTGATAATAAGTTTAAAGATATAAAGTCTTTTAAAGAAGCAATAAAACAACCAAGACCACAATTTGATAAAATAAAAAAAATTAGTAAAGTTATAACCTCTAATATAAAAACTCTTATTAATCTTGGAGGGCTATATAAATATGACAAAATAGAAATAACCGAAGATACAAGAGGGGTTTTTGACTTTGGTTTAGCTAGTTTAGGGCTGTATAGACCAATAGAATTTTATTCGGAAGAATTAAAAGAGGATATAAAAAAAGGCGATACAAAAGACCCTTTTCAAGTTGAGGGTTTAGTTTTTGGGGTTATTAATCCAAATAGAGTTGATAAAAAAATTGTGGGAGATACTGTTTTTTTTATTTTCAATCACAATAGCAAACAGTATTTTTGCGAAAAAAGACAGCGAGGTGCAACTAGCGTTTTTAATACATTTGAAGATAAATGTTATCTAAAGGAAAATCAAGATGGCATCATCATTACTTATGATTTGAGCAACAGAGAGAAGGTCTTTAACGGTATCGGTAGCGTGAGGCTTAAATACGCATCTAGCAACAAAAAGTCCTATTTGATTTACAGTAAAAAAGATGATTCGGTAAAAAATGTTGATATTTTTATGCCAGTGAATTTTATTGGGCACGTAAATGATTCGAGTAGAGGATTGTTTTTACTGCCGGCCTATTTAATTGCCGAAACTTTAGAGCAATATGGGATTCAATCAAGAATATCTGCGTTGCGAACAGGTAGCGACAAGGGCACATTGGTAACGGTTTCAATTCCCGTTAAAGAATATGAAGAATCTTGCAAAGAGGCTTTTGAAAGTATTTACGCTTTGTTATCTACAGATGCGTATGCTGGTAATTTCTTTGCATTCTTTAAAGTTATGGCAGGAAATGAGGGAATTCAAGCGCCAAGTACATACGATGTATCTTCTGCTTTTTCTGAAGTTGATTACCACAATAGGGTTCACATGAATTCTACGCTTCAAAGGTATAAGAATTGGACTGAAGAAAACAAAAACCAATCGTTTGTGAATACAAAAGTAAGTAATAAAAACTTTCAATTTGCATTAAATACAACAGGTAATGATGTCGCAGATGATGACGTAACTTATGACAACATTTTAGATTATATTCACGATATTTTTTACACTTTTTATTATTATATGGATTTTTTGGCAATTGAAATGTTGCCTATGAGTGATTTTTTACCAAGTATTTATAAAAGAATAACAGAAGACATAACTTTTAATAAGATATTTGAAAGACCAAAAAATAAAACAGAAATTATAGATTTGTTGAGGATTTATGTAATAGGTATTTTAGTTGAAAAATATCAAGTTGTCGCATCAGGCTCTTATTCTGATAGTCAGCAACAAATAGAACTTAAAGAGCGAACATTTAAAGAAAAAGTCTTACTTTTGAACGAAGTACTAAATATAATTTAATATGAAAAATACAGCAAAAATTACAGACCAACAATTAGAAGCTATGCAAAACTACTTGAGTGGTTTTGTTTTCGTGGATAAGAAAAAAAGACAAGATTTAAAGTTGTTATACAGTGCTTTGACGCCACAAGATATTTATGTTAAATATACGTCTTTTGAATTGCTTGGCGATAATGGAATTCAGTCTACATTCAAAATATTATGTATAAAGCCTGATGGTTCTAATCAAAACTGTGTTGACCAGTTTGACAACATTAATCAGAAAATGGAATTTGAGAGTAATTTGGTGGAGGTTGATTTAGACGCTAATGGTAATATCTTCTTTGTATGAGTTCAATAGAAAAAATATCGAAAGAATTAATCTCTATTGCGTATATGGACAAAATGGATAGGGTAAAGAGTATTGATAAATTGGAAAAAGATTTTCAAGGTTTTTCACTTGATATTCCAAATACAGAAAGTGAATTGATTAGAGAAATTATTGTTGCATTAAAAGCTGACGCTAAAAAAGATGAATTATTTCTATTTGATGATAGCGCTAAATATACTGTTGATAATAATAATTTAGAAACAGAAATAGAGGTTGTAGAACCAATAATTATCCCTAACGATTTAGTAAATAAACAAAAATCAAGACGAAGTAAAATAGCTAAAGAAAAAACAGTAGTTGAAGAATCAGACTTTTCATTTTTAGACACAATCGAAGACGCATTTTAATATAAAATAAATTATGATGAACACAAAACAAAAATTTGACAGAATAGACCAAACTAAATTGGAGAAAAATCAAATCGATATTTTAAAAAATATCGAAACTAAAACAAATAGTTTCAAAATAAAAGATAAAGAACTTTCAACTAAGGTCGATTTGGCTTTAGATAAGATTATTGCTTCATTATTAGAAAAAAATCCCTCAGCGATTAAACCTTTAAGGGTGGCTAGTAAAAATGGAGCAAAAAAAACAAAAACAGTTGTTAAGCGTAATTTAACTGCGAAAGGTTCAGCCAACAACATTATGTCTGTTGCCAAAGAGATTCAAAAACAAGGAGAGTCTTGGAAAGATGCTTTAGAGCGCTCTAAACAAGTGCTCAAAGAAAGAAGAGAAGCCGCTAACGTTAAAGTTAAAACAGAATTAGACAAACTTTTAGCACTTGTAAAAAATAGAAAAGAGCTAAAGGGTTTTGCTAATTCCGACATAAAACGGGATGCGGTAAGAGAGGCTAGGGTCAAAGGAGTAAGATTTGTTTCTGAGGCAGGATTTACTACAAATGCTTATGGCACATTTCCGAACAAATTAGGGAGAAAATATTACGAAAACCGAGACAACCGTTCCGATAGATTAGCTCCAAATTATCCTAAAGATATGCCTATGCTTTCTAAGGGTGGGAGTTCTTCTCAAAAAATAGTTTTTTGCGATGCAAAAACACAAAAAAATCGAGATTTGTTTTATTCCGAAATAAAAAACTTAATGCCTAATCACTATGTTGTTAAGTTGGGCGATTTAGCTGTTCAAATAGATGCAAACCCAACTGATTTGCTAAATATTGGAAAAATAGCAAAAGCAAATGAAATTGCTTTGTCTTACGAAGATGGGGGGCTTACAGATTTAACTATTCAAGAAGTTGTTTTTAAAAAAGGGGGCAACCTAAATCCTTTAGATAAATTACTTAAAGAGCTAAGAACGCTTCAAAGAGATTTGAATAGCCATCGATTGTCAACGTATCGGGAAGGTGATGATTCAGCCGAAGAAATGGCAAGACAAAAAGAACGTGAATCAAAGCTTAATCGCTTTGAAGAGGTGTTGAAAGAATTAAGAGAAATCGACGCTAAATCTACGGATGTTAAAGATACAAATAGTTTTGAAGAAGGAGGCGATATCACTGATGTTACCGATGCTGTTTTTTACTCAAACGCAAAAAAAGGCAAAATAAATACGTCTTTTGGAGACAAAACAAGAGAGGGCTTATTGTCAATGATAACAAATCTTGAGTACAGCGTTAAAGAAATTTCAGATGCTATTTTTGAATACAATGAAAGCAAAGGAATAATAGAAACAGGATTTGGAAGAAAAACAAAAGAGGGCTTATCAGAAATGATAAAAAACGCTAGAAATACTTTTGAAGAAGGAGGGAGTATGTCAAAATTAACAGAAGAAGATTTTCTTAAAAAATATTTTGGAGCAAGTGTCTACACTGAAAACCCGTCACAATACTTTGAAATTAAAAAATTGTCAAGCAATAATGACGATAAAATAAGTGCCTTTGTGAAAGAATTAAAAGCAGATGGATTTAGCGTAAAAAAAAGAGCATATTCTGATTTTACTTCGGTAATGGGTGTTAAGAAAAAAGTGTCCCTTGAACTTGGCGGAGCATTCGTGTCAACAGATTTAGCGGGTCATTTAGGTGGCGAATTTGGCGTTGCAAGTCAAGTGCCTATAAATGGAATTTCAGGAACAAACTATAATGGTCTTGTTGGCGAGACAGGGGCTTTATCAAGCGGAGAGTTGTTTGAATTAGGAGGGGGTGTAAATGATGGTAAAAACGGCTATATTGCTTTTTATAGAGGAAAGCAAATGGAAGTTCACGCAGACACTTCTTATGAAGCACAAAAGAAAGCAGCCACGGCTTTTAAAGCACGCAAATCTTATGATGTATCGGTTGTTCTTGCTGAATTAGATGGAAAACAAGTGATTTATAGTCCCTCTTTTCAAAGTGGTGGTGTAACAATGTTTGAAGAGCCTATTGCAATGTATAAGCCTGTTAGTGGTAAATTAGTTAGCAATTCTATGTCAAGTGAAATATACAGTTCTGAAATAGACGAATTTGTTGATTACGTTGAAGGATTTTATGGTAAAAACGGTATTTATAAAAAAGATTTGAATGGTGGGTTTACAAAAAAAGAAATTATAAACGCAGTAGATAAATACCTACAAGATTTAGGAGAAACACAATCTTGGGGTGGTGGAGACTCTTTAGACCGAGAGAGGGTAAGACAATATTTAGACCCTTCGTATTCGTTATTAAAAGACGGTGGTGAGCTTACAGACTCTGCATCCAAAAAAATAAAAGAGCAAATGTATTTAGCGTTTGATTTGTTTTTATCAAATAAAATTAATGACGTTCAATTAACAGCAAAGCTTGAAAAAGTTTTAGGAAAAAGAAAATGGTTCAGATATTTTAAAGGAGACACCCTTGTAAGTACTCCTTACAGTGTGAGTAAGTTTTTAGGTGATTCAAATAGAAAAGCAGAAATAGAAAGTATGTCGATTTCATTAAAAGAAAAAGAACTTCAAATTTATGATTATTCCGGAAATGAGATGTTAGAAAGCGGTGGCGCAATGATGCAAAATCAAAGCGTAATTGATGGAGCTTCTCAAAATTATGTAATAACCGAAGGATTAGGTAATCCTGCCCAACATCTTGCAAAAGGGGGTAGAGTTATGAGTAATTACGTTAATGAAATAGCATCGAGAACAGGATTAAGTAAAAAAGGTGTTGATGACTTTTTTGTGGAAAATAAATTGACTGATAGCGATATTTTAAACATAATGGTTGGTTTAGGTAGAGGAAAAATAAAATCAGCTGACATTTCCACTGCCGTTTCAGGGGTAAAAGGAAATAAATATAGTAATGAATTGATTGCTTTTGCTAAAAGCGATGAAGCGATGAAAATGTATGATGGAGGATTGACTACTGTTTATGCAAATGGCGGAGCGGTGAAAGGTAATTTAAACAAAAAAGTAAAAGAATTAGCAGAAAGTTTGGGCTACACGATGGATAAATTAGGTCGTGATGAGTATAATAAAATTATGACTCAAGCTTTGGTAGAAAGCCTTACAGATGCTAATTTTCACGAAGAGGCAAAGCAAGTTGTAGCTAAATACGAAAACGAAATTTGGTCTGATGCTCTTTATCGCTCAGAATCTTTTAGTCCTGAATTAGAAGTAGCAGAATTTGGTAGAACAGTCGCATTCAAATGCGAGTGGGATGGTGATGATATTTTAAATGCCTACTTCTTTGTAACAAAAATGCAAGGGTCTAAAGTAGCTGGAATGATTGAACAATTGTTTTTTAAAAAAACTCAATCATTTGTTCCATCAGTAAAATTTAATACTGGAGATGTAGTTTGGCAGAAAGACGAAAAGAGATATGCTACTGTAATGAATAATTATGGAAATGCTATCAGCGGAGATAGTGGAGATATTCGACTTGACACAAGTGGCAATACAATTATTTTTACATACGATGAAAAGACATTTGAAAACACAGGGTATAACTTAATAAAATTAGGAGATAAAGAAGATGCGGGTAAATTCACTCCAAGTGTTATTTCTGAAATGAAAGAAAGCGCCAATCGTCTTATTGATTCAAGAAAAGAATCCAAAGACCAAGAGGGGGTTGCTTATTACAAAGATGTATATAAAAGGTTGCTCAGTGGAGATTTTGATTCAATGGTAAAAGGTACTGTCAAGCCAACCAAATATATAAATAACTCTGCTATAAAAAGCGTCACTTTAAAATTGAAAGGCAAAACAGTAACTGTTTTGGGTGAAGATGTTTTAAATGGAGCAAATATTTTAGAGGAGGGAGGGGATTTAAGTTCAAAGGCTAATTATGTTGCTAAACGTGATATAATTGCGGTGACTCTTAAAAATGGACAAACTATTGAATCGGCAAATGGTTATTGGGTAAAAAAGACGGCAAAACCAATTCCAACGCAAATTTCGACAAACGCTGTGATGTCGTCTCTTAAAAACATTGATGAGGAATTAGAAAATTTCGATTTAGACGATTTAGACCCATTTGAAATGATGCAGTATTCTGATTTTAAGAAAAATATGTCCAAAAAAGAAGCGTTGCAAATTATCATTAATAATGTAGAGGGAGATTATTCTCAATTGAGCAATGAATTAGGCGAATTAGCTGAAAAACAAATTTCTCAAGATGAGTTAAATAAAATGATGAATGATGATTATGCGGCTTTATTGCAGTTGCGAAGGTCGGGACTGCATATTTTCGGAAACCACAAAACGTAATGCGAAACGTGAACGTGATGCTACTAATAAACTCGCAATTGAATAAAACCGCTGTTACCTGCTGGTGTGGGTACTTAAAACAAAACTCAAATGATAAGTATAACAAACGAGTGCAACATGGCTTTAATGTCTGAATTACCTAGTAATTATATAGACCTTACAATAACATCACCACCTTATAATTTAGGAGAAAAACATCATACTGGAAATAAGAAATTTGATGCTTATGATGAATATAAAGATAATTTGCCTGAAAATGAATATCAACAAATACAAATAAAAGTATTGAATGAAATTTTTAGAGTTACAAAAGAAGGAGGAAGTTTAATGTATAATCATAAAAACAGAATAAAAGATGGTAAACAAATAACACCTTATGAATGGTTGTTAAAAACAGATTGGACTATAAAACAAGAGATAGTATGGTTTAATGGCTCTCAAAATTTTGACAAATGCAGATTTTATCCAATGACAGAAAGGATTTTTTGGTTATCAAAAGGAATAAAAACAAATTTTGTAAACACAATAAATCAACATGATTTACTTAAAGATACGCCAGAGGGAACTGATAAAGAGCACAAAAGAGCATTTCCTTTAAAATATGAAAAGAATGATGGTTATGCTGATGGTGGTACAATAATACAAAAGGGCAATAGAGTTAGAATTGTAAATACTCAATATGATGGAAAAGAGGGATTAGTTGTTTCTAATGATTTGGAAAATGGTAATTACCAAGTACAAGTAGATGGAGAAGTAAAAGGATTTCCGTTTGAAAACCTTATGCTTTTAAATCGAAACACCTATGCTAATGGGGGAATGTTTGATGACAATGATGGTTTTATGAAGTCGAAAAATGGTAACAATTACAGACTTCCTCAAAAACAGGTTTTTAAAGACGCAATTGATGAGCCAATAAAATTAGTCGATAATGTTGGTGCGTTTAAAAAGAAAGCTACTGTCGAAAGCCTTAACGACAAAATAAATTTAGACGATGATAAAAACATAAGAGCTAGATTAGGCTATGTTAACGATAACAGAAATGCCGATAAGCTTCGTGCTGTAAATCCTAGAATGACACTTACTGACTTGCCCAAAGTTTCTCCTAAAAACCACAAAAAAGCATAAAATAAGTAATTAAATAATTGTGTAATTAATTGAAAGACAGATTATTTTAAAAAAAAAAATATAAAAATGAAATTATTTAATAAAACAATAGACAGACAATTATTTAAACAATACCTACTTGCAAGCGACCTCTCTAAACAAGAGGTTGTGGTCAAGATATTTAACCCTTATGGTAACGGAACTTGGTTTATATTGAATTCCGACCCAAACGAAAGTGATTACCTATGGGCAATTGTAGACTTAGGTTATGGGGCTGAAATAGGTTCAGTAAGTAGAAGCGAACTTGAGGAATATAGAAATAAGTTTGGTTTTGGTTTTGAACGTGATTTGAGCTTTGAGCCTGTAAATGCTGAGGAGCTTTATGCAGGGCTTTTAAACGGAGAATATTACGTCAGCGGAGGCAATCTGTCGAGAGACCAAAAATTATTAAATCGCAGTGAGGATTACGAGGTTAGATACGTAAAAGGAAAAAGCAGAAAAAGTTACAAAAGTAAATTTGACGACGGAGGAGACGTTCCAAATGACCCTATGATTTATTATTTTTATGATGAAGAGGGGAATCAAATTACATTTACATCTTTAGAAAAAGCTACATTAGAAGCAAAAAAATCAAAACAACAAAAACTTCGAGACAATTTAGGGGCTGAGTATTTTTTGGATTATAAAAACGGTGGGGATATTGATGCTTTTAGTGATAATCAACAAATGATTATGAATCAAAATATTGAATTAGAACATCATCACGAAGAATTAGAGGATATTTTAGAAGACAAAGTACAAATTCCTGCTTGGGTAGTTGCTAAAATGGCGACTGCCACTCAAAGCGTTTCTGACATAACGCACTATCTTAGTGGTAAAAAAGAATTAATTGAAGAAGACAAGGAAGACGATGATGACAACGATTTTACTCAATTAAAAGACTTTGATTATTCTTCAATAGACCCAACAGGAAATAATTTTAAAAACACAAATGTTGTAGAACCAATAAACGCAGTAAAAGATACAAAAGTAGAATTGACAAAAAAATTCACAAACGATGCTTTGGGTAACTTGAAAGGTTTCTTAAAAGGAATGGAGGGAGTTGATTTAAGAGAGGACTATACTTTCGATTATAACGACAAACAGTATGAAATCGAGCCAATAATCAACTCTGATGAAAACGGTGTTTCTAATGCCGTGTTTACGTTTTATGACGGTGATGGCGAAGCAGTAGGAGAGGTTAATTATAGCCGTCAAGAAGCAAAACAAAAGTTTACCGCTAATTCTACATTTTTTAATTGGAATAATACCAAGTTTGAGGATGGGGGTTTTATGAATGACGTTTACGCTAATGGCGGAGAAATTGCTAAAGCCGAAATACTTGGCTTAAGCAAAAACATAATGGGAACTACTGATATTGAGATGAAAATAACAGGAATGAGAAAGCATCAGGACTTTATTGTTTATCCAATAGGTAAAGACGATGCAGGTAGCGTCATTACGATTCAGTCAAATACAAGGATAGGTCAAATTAATTTAGTTAAAGGCGTCGGAGTAATGAGCCAAAGCCATTCAAGCGGTGCTTATTTTATTCACTTACAAATGGACAAACTAACTTCATTTACTTTGACCGAAAAAGACTTGACAGACTTGAAATTATTCATTAATAAAACATCTAGTGTTAATGCCGGCAATTCTATCGTTAAAAGCGATAATTCAGGGGCTTCAAGAATTTTAGCAAAAGGAGGCGTTATTTACTATAATAACGACAATGAAAGGTTAAGCAGACCTAATGGAAGCATTGAAAAAGAAATATTGGAAAAAGTCGCATTCGGTATTGAAGCAAAATATTTTGCTGGAAATTTTGGGTGGAAAGCACATCAAGGTAAATTAGCCGACGGCTATCTATATAACCTTGACGATTATGATAAAAATTTAATTGACAAGTTAAAACTTAAACAAGGAGAAAAGGTGTTTAGGTATGTTAATCGAACAACTGCTATTGGCGGTATGATGCCTTTCATAAAAATTAATTTAGAAAAAGCTCTTTTGTATTTTCCTGTTATTAATAGCGAAGACGAAATAGTTTTTGAAACAAGAGGGGTTAATCCTTTGTGGGTAAGTTTAATTGAAGCCAATTTTGAAGAAGGTGGAAATGTAAATATGCTTGAGCTTTTTTATGTTATGGATTCTAATGGGAATGTTAAAAACATTTCAAAGACAGATGAACAGGCTAAAAGATTTTTGCAAAACTCTTTGAAATATGATGGTAGTTTGGGACACGCTTATGTAAATAAAGCAGATTATTATATGGATAAAATTAATCCATCAAATATTAAAAAAATGGCTTTTGGCGGCTACATGACTAATGTTGATGAAAATCGAAGTCAAATTAGAGTTGGGGACAAATACAAATCTAATTGGAGTGATTCGCAAAACAATAAAGGTTTTGATGTTATACAAATATTGAAGCAAAACGTCACAAGTTCTCGTGATTTTAGAACAAAAGTTATGATTACTGAAGTAATAGAGAGCTCTGAATCTAATCGTGTTGGGATTAAAGAAGAGCAATATAGACCAAATTTTAATAAACTTATTGAAAACGGTTTATACGAACCTTTAACTCAAAGGCATAAAATTCTAAAAGATGACGAATATTCCGTTGGGGGTAAAATCTCTAAAATTACAGAGAAAGATGTAACTGTGGGTTCTAAATTTAAAATACAAAAAGGAACTGAATTTATTATTGATAAAGTATATGAAGACAGTGTTTTTGGTGTTGCCGTAGAGTCAAGTATGGTTGGAGGTAGAAAAGGAGATTATAGAGACACATTGGTTGATTTTGTTGCTTTTTTAAATGAAGAAAAAGCAGTTAAAACGATTTTACGTGGTGGCAAAACAGAAATCAAAAGTAATTACAAAGGAAGCGAAATTCTTAAAAAAGCAAATTTGTTAGCTAAAGAAATACGCAAAGACAACGAATCGTGGCAAGACGCAAAAAAAAGAGCTTTTACGCAATTAAAAAAACAAAATGAATAAGAAGTTATTTTATACAATAAGTGTTTTAATTGGAGCTGCAGTAATGCTCTTTACAGCCAATAAGTTCTTCGGCAAAAAGACAAAATTAGTTGGAAGTGTTCTTTTTGTTGGAGACTCCATTACTGCTATTGAACATAACAAAAAGCCTATAAAAACCACTTATCCCAATATCATAAAAAAAAAGATAGTAAATAAAAAAACTATAATTGACGTTTTGGCTGTTGTTGGAAAAAATACTGCTTGGCAATTGGAGAGTTTGACTAATAAATTAAAAACAAATACATACGATAGGATTTATATTTACGGAGGGATTAACGATATTTTTAGTTCAATTCCTCGGCAAAAAGTGGTGCAAAACATTCAAAAAATGGTTGATTTAATTAGAAAAAAGGGAGCTGAAGCTTATGTGATAATAGGATATGATTCTCAACATTTTATGGACGAATACAAACTAACATCAACAAGAAAAGTAGCTGACAAAACAAGCATATTAAATTTTAAGAAAAAATACATAGATTATCAAAATTCAATATCTTTTGGCATAAGAGGAGCTACAATTGTAGATAAATTTTCAATACCAAGCAGTATGACTTTTGACGGAATACACCCTACGCCACAGGGACAAGAAATTATTGCGGAAATTTTATTAAAAAACTTAAAAACTTAAAACCTTTTTAAAATTAAATTTATAAAATTTTCTAAAAAAATAAAAATAATCTAATAATTACCACTATAAACAATATTTTTTTATATTTGTAGATTAAAATAACTTTTTTAAGTAAAAAAACTATGGAAACAATTAATGATTTATTGACAGCGTTGGACAACCAAGTTCCGAACAGTTCAATTGTTAAAAGACTAGAGGGTCTTAAAAAGCTTCAAGAGAAATTAGCAGAAGTTACAGCTGAAAACAACGACAATCCTAGCGATGAGTCTAAAGAAAAGTTAAATGAAGTAAGGGAATTTGTATCAGATACTTATGAAGATTTAAGAGATGACTTAGCTGAAATTGTTGACCAAAAAAGAGAAGAAGATTTTAGAAAGCAACAAATGGTTGCTAAAAATAAAGAGGTTGCACGGCAAAAAGAAGTTGCAAAACAAAAAGATATTGATTTAAAGGAAAACGAATTAATAGAGCAAAAAGCGTTATTGGAAAAAAATGCTTTAGAGCTAAAAGACAAAGAAGAAATTAAAAAAGAACCTGAAATCGGTTGGGGAAGTCTATTGTTAGGAGGAGTTGTGCTTGTCCTTTCAGCTGGAGCAATTAATTATTTCAATAAAAAATAAACAATGACAAAAAGTCAAAAATTTTTACTAATACTAGGCACTGTAGGTCTTCTTATCGGAGGCTTTGCTATTGCAAAATTTCTGACACGTAATGTTAGAAACATTAGAGGCGGAACTGTAAAATTACAAACTTACGACGTTCCTCCAATTGAAGAACCGTTAACCGAATAATTATGGGAAAGTACACAACAGTAGAGGTTAAAGTTCCTGACATCAATAGGAGTTTTGTTCAAGGAAATTACAAATACTCCAATGAGAGTGTTATTAAAGCAAATGTCTTATTGTTAAAAAGCGTTGTAAAAAATTACTCCGCTTTTATTAATACGTGGGGTACAGAGTTTGAAATTGACAATTCTATTATTGCCAGTTTTATCGTTACTGAAAGCGGTGGAAGAAATGCTCCACCAAATCGATTTGACGCAACGGGCTTAATGCAGGTGACACCAAATACAGTTTGGGAAATTATTGCAAAATGGCAAGTAATGACTAAATCTCCTTTGTCTGAAAAAGCAAAGTCTTTTTTTAACAAAGCAATCCCATCAAGTAAAAAATACAACCCTAATAAACTACCGTCGGCAGCAGAAAGAAGCGAAATTCGGAAAGCATTGCAGAATAATCCACAATTCAACATTGCAATTGGGACAGCGATTTTAAGATGGCTTTTAGAGGCTTTTAAAGATGGGGATGTGGCTAGTTTAAACAAGGTAATGGTTTCTTATAATGCTGGGTATTATTCTATGAGAAATAAAGTAAAGGGGAAGTTATCAACTAGCCAATTGCTGAATAATAAATCTATACCATTAGAAAGTAGAGCTTATTTGTTAAAAATGCTAGGCGTAAATGGATTATTAGATTTATGGTTTAAAAACGATATTAAATTTTAAAATAAAAATTATGAAAACAAGTTATTTGGTTGGTGGGTTATCTGTTATAGGCGTAATTGCACTACTTATTTGGCACAAAAAACCAAGAGGTAATTCAGAAGGATTTTACAGTGCAACAGGTGACTGTGGCTGTGGGGCGAAGTAATAATTAAATTTTAAAAAAAAATGAAAATAAATTATATTTTAGGAGGTTTAGCCTTGGTAGGCACATTAGCTGTCATATCATATCTAAGAAAACCAAAAAGAAATTCAGAAGGATTTTTCAATGCTGAGGGAACAAGGGCTACGTGCGTGAAAAAAAACCGTAACGGAAGTACGACAATTACCACTTCTATGGGAGATTGCCCAAAAGGCAGTGTTTACGTTAAATAATTTGCTAAAAATTTATTTAATTTTTTTTATGTTTTTAATACATTAATCTTTTAAAGTATGTCTTATAAGATTTTACCGTATTCAAAGAAGCAAGCTAGTAAGTTGGGGGTTACTATTAAAATCTCCATTAATAATCTTAAAAAAATTGATGTTTTCAGAAATGGTTTAAAAATAGCTTCAATTGGAGCTTTAGGCATGAGTGATTACCCTAATTACTTGGAACAAGAAAAAAAAGGGTTAGTCTCAAAAGGATATGCTAATAAAAGAAGGATTTTATATAAAACACGTCACGAAAAAGACCGTCATAAAAAAGGTACGAATGGTTGGTATGCTGATAAAATATTGTGGTAAATGGCTCTAATATACGAAAATAAAATTCCTGCCTCATACAGAAGCGGGTTTGTTCAAAAAATTTCTCAAATTTCAGAAAAACTTGGCATAAACCCCGATTGGTTAATGGCTATAATTTATTTTGAAAGCGCTAGAACATTCAGCCCTTCTAAAAGGAACAATATTGGTTGTACTGGACTAATTCAATTCTGCCCTAATAGGGGAAAGAATTATAAAACCATAAATGGTAAAAAGTACCTTATGTCAAACATAAGTAAGATGAACTACTCTGAGCAATTGGATTTGGTCTACGAATATTACAAAGAATATACCGGAAAACTTAAAAGTTATACCGACACTTACTTTGTAACGTTCTTTCCGTTGGCTGTCGGAAAACCAGACGATTGGATAATACAAGGAGGTGGACTTTCCGCAAAAGCTATTTACGATGATAATCCTGCGTTTACCAAATTAAAAGATGGTAAAATTAGAGTTTGGGAAGTAAAAAAAACAATTTTAGAAAAGCTC